CTATCGGACGCTACTCTTCGGAGCCATCAATGAATGGGCAGGGGCGACCCGTAGGCCCTCTCCCGGCCGTCGAGGTAGGCAGAGGGCCGAGTGGCTCCGGCGCCAGCCAGCGGTCATCGTAATCCCTAGGTGAGGCCATGGCGCGCAAAGAAGTCATTGACGCAGTCACGGCGCGCCTTGCGGCGAACTGGGACGAGAACGACGCAGCGATCTACGACGCCAACAGCGTTGAGACGACGACGCCCGCCGAAGGCCAGCCCTTCATCGTGCTGCAGTTCCCCCTGGCGGACACGAACCGGTGGCCTGTCAATCAACGCTACTATCGCGAAGAGGGCAGCTTCCGGCTGGTGGTCCACACCGAACGTGGATCGGGCACGAACGTAGCCAATGAGTTCGCGGACGAGCTCGCCGATATCTTCCGCGACCAGACTTTCGCCGGCGTTCAGTGCGGTGTTCCATCGACACCGTTCTTCGACGACGAAAACGACCGAGGCCTATACTTTGTCACCAGCCTCGTGGTTCCGTACACCTACAATTACTCGGATTGATGGATGCAGTGCCTAGACTGCGGCGACGAGACAGTAGCTACGCAAAACTCTCAGCGTAACCGGGTGCATTCCCGTAAGCGATGCGAGGCTTGTTCTAGAAGGGCCAATGCTCGTAGGTGCATTGAGAGATATCGCCGGGTCACTGGGGCTACGATCAAAGTCGGTGAACGCTTCCAATGTTCTGGCTGCGGAGAGGTGATCGTCCGAGCGTCTCCTCGGCATGTCTATTGTCCGGCCTGTGGGAAGAAGAAGGGCGGTCAGCGTTGCGCTCGCTACCAGAAGAAGCGGAAGGCAACGGATGTCCGGTTCGCCATCAACGAGCGCGTCCGCACGAGGATGAAGAACCATCTTAAAGGCCGGAAAGGTGGACGCTCATGGACCGCGCTTGTCGGCTATAGCGTCGACAAGCTTATGCGGCACATAGAACGGCAGTTTTTGCCAGGAATGACTTGGGAAAATCGCAGCCTCTGGCAGGTCGACCACATCGTGCCACTGGCCAGATTTTCGTTCACCTCGGTGGACGACCCTGAATTCAGGGCCGCGTGGGCCTTGACTAACCTGCGACCTCTTTGGAGTGAGCAGAACTTGCAGAAGAGGGCGAAGCGCACTCTACTCTGCTGACACTAGGAGACAGTCATGCCTGAAATCACGAACAACACGAATGACGAGATGAGCTTCCGCGTCGGCAAGAAGACGGATTCGATCCCGGCGAAGGAGACGAAGGACCTCGATGTCGACATGGAGTCGGCTCAGGTGAAGGGGCGCATTATCGCTGGCGCAATCAGCGTCAAGGGCGCTGCTGCGCGCAAGGCGGGTGTCGAGCCTGCTACTGCCGCGAAGAAGTAACCCGAATAGCCTCGTCTGCCCAACGAGGCTCGTGTCCACCGTTGCGGCTTAGGGCAAGTCGTGCACTGAAAGGATAGCCACATGGCTGCTATCTTTACGGCAACGGGGACGAAGGTATACATCGCCCCCTCTCAGGCCTCCACCCCGGCCAACGCTGCTGCCTATCAAGGTCTGACTTGGACCGAAATCGGCTTCGTCGAGACGATCGGCGAATACGGCGACGAGTCCTCGATCATCAACTTCGCCGTCTTGGGCGATGGTCGTCAGAGGAAGGCGAAAGGTGCCCGCGACGCTGGCGCTCTGTCGCTGACCACGGCTCACATCGCCGACGATACCGGCCAGCAGGCTCTGGAAGCGGCCGAGGCCACCTACAACAACTACCCGTTCAAGATCGTCCTCCCGAACCGTCTCGCCACTGCTGGCGATGACGAAGAGGACTACTTCATGGGTCTGGTGACCTCGAAGCGTCTCAATGTCGGTGGCAACGACAACGTGGTCCGACGCACGTTTAACATCGCGGTCAACTCCGCGATCACGGTTGTGCCTCCGACAGCCTCCTAATAGAGATCACTCGCGAGTGAGGGCGGGCAGTGCTATCGGGGCGCTGTCCGCCCACCTTCCCCGACACACCCCGATAACCCCGAGAACCCGACATGAAACTCAATGACATCAAGGATACCGGCAAGAAGATTGAACAAGGCGCTTGGGTCGAAGATCTACCGAACCTACCAGGCGTCGCCATCAAGGCTCGAGGCACCTTCAACTCCGACTACAACCGCCTCCTCCAGAAGCTCCGCGGCAAGCTGAGCCAAGCTGACCTCCTGAACGACGAGGTCAACGAAGAAATCGAAACGACTCTCCTCCTCGAAGCGATCCTCCTCGACTGGTCCGGCATCGAGGACGCGACCTTCAGCAAGGCCCTCGCTGGCAAGCTGTTGCGCGATCCTGAGATGGCAATCCTCCGCCGTGCTGTTGTCTATGCTGGCAACGTCGTCGCGCGTGAAGGCAAGGATCGCGTCGAGGAAGCAGCAAAAAACTAAACGCGGCCCTACGCTGGTATCTAGTGTGGGGCCACAATTCTGGTTTCTACGATCACCTCCTCGAAGAGGGGAAGCCAGTCCCGCCTGACTATCTGCAGCGGCCGCGCCTTCACCCAGCCCTCCAGATCTACTGGGATGCGTTCTGGGAGTTGAGCGCGGATCGCCAGATCGGCATGGCGATCGGGCGCATTCCTTTCACCGCCATCGATCGCTATGCGGTGCGCTATGGCATAGAGGAAGTCGATGAGTTCGACACTTTCCGAAATGTCATCCGATCGATGGACGCAGAGTTCCGCGACCAGACCACCCCCAAGTCTGCGGAAGGCAAGGGCGCGCAAGCCAGCGTGACCGATACACAAGGCGTGGTTTCCATCCTTGGTCGTCTGAAAGAGAGACAGGAACAGAATGGCGACACTTGATACCATCCGCCGAATTCGTGTCGAAGCCAGTGAGCGCGGCCTTCCCCAGTTGGAGGCCGCGCTCGAGCGCTATGAGCACACGATGGAAGCCGTGGGCGTCGCCATGGATTCCACCGACAAGAAGACACAGTCGGCGGCTCGTGCGTTCGAGGCGATGCAGAAGCGGGTGGATCCTCTCCACCGCGAGATGTCGCAACTCAGCCGCGAATTCTCGGTCATGCAGCGCGCCGCCGAGCAGGGCATGGGGCTCGCTGAGCAGGCGCGCAACATCGACCTGTTGATTGCGAAGACGACGGCCGCGAAAGAGGCAGCGGCCGATCGATCTCGCAAAGAAGCTGAGGCAGCAAAGGCGGCTGAGCAGGCTGCTAAGGACTTGGCAGCGGCAAACGAGAAGGCCGCTGCAGCAGCAGCCCAGAACGCTGAGGAGGTCACTCAGGCCTTGCGCAAGCAGCGCGATGCCTATCGCGCAGCGAACCAGCCGACCTCGCATGTCGATCGTTTCCGGCAGATCCAGGGGCAGTTGGGTGGGCTCGGCGGTGGTGTGGCCGACGCGATGGCCAATGAGGTCAAGGCCCAGAATCAGATGTCGCGCAACTTGGCTCAGCTACGAGCCGAGTTCCTGCCAACGGCCCATGCCGGTGAACTCTACCGGCAGCAGCTTAAGAAGATTCAGGAGGCTGAAACTTCGGGCGCTCTCAAGGGCGCAGAACTCACGGCGATAAAGGCTGCTGCACTCGCGCGCTTCGAGAAGGCCCACCGCGACCATGGTGGCAAGCTCGGCATGACGCTGAGCCAGAACACCCAACTCGCCTACCAGTTGAACGACGTCGTTTCTGGCTTGGCGATGGGACAGTCGCCACTGACGGTTCTGACACAGCAGGGCGGCCAGATCTATCAGGCCTTCGCCGACCACCCTGGCGGTGCCGCAGCGGGCCTGAAAGCCTTCGCCAACCGTGTGCGCGAGTGGTTCACGGTTAGCCGCACCATTGGCCTTGGCCTCGGCGCCATGGGTGTAGCGGCGGCTGTCTCTGCTATTCGTTTCCAAGGACTGCGCACCGAAATCGAGCGCATGACGACCGGCCTCGGGCGCGGCCTGGGGATGGACGCCAGCCAGTTCGACAAGTGGGCTCAGGGCTTAGCCGCCTCGACTGGTCTGTCGACACGCCAAGTTTCCGAGATGGGCATTGAGTTCGGCCGCACCGGGCGTATCGGAACGGAGGTGATGAGTTCGCTTGTCTCGATCGCCAAAGACTTCGGCGCCACGATGGGCACCAGCACCGAGGAAGCGGCCGAGAAACTGCAGGGCCTCTTCACCGACCCTGTCGCTGGCATGGAGCGGCTGCAGCAGCAGTTCGTCGGCTTCATCAGCCAGGACATGGAAGCCTACATCCGCGCTCTCGCCGCGGCCGGTGACCAGCAGAAGGCCAGCCTGATAATCATCGAGCAGCTAAAGGGTCGCCTAGCCAACGCGGCAGCGACCTCTGGCGAATTGACGAGCGCGTGGGAGAAGTTCGTCCGACTGATCTCTGAGGCCGACATGGGCCTCGGCCGTCTGATCGACAAAGCCGTCTCCGCTGTGTCGAAGACCAACGAGGCGATCCAGAACAGCCGGGTGTCCATGGCACCAGGCGCTCAGGGCGTTCGCTCGACTGACAATGTCTCGACGCCCTACGCCAAGTTCGCTGAGCCACAAGGGCCTCCAGCGCCGATGTTCGCGATGGAGGGGCAGCTTGCACAGAACGCCAAGGCTGCAGGCGATCTGGCGACGGCCATGGGCAGGGCCGCTGAAGAGCAACGCTCTCTCGCAGACGGCAAGCTGACCGTTGCTCTTGCTCAGAAGCTGGAAGCGATCAAGAGCCAGACGTCCGCCCTGAATGCTGGCAGTGCAGAGCACCTGAAGCACGTCAAGACGATGGAGCTAATCAAGGACGCGCAGAAGTCCTACAACCTCGAATATCGAGCGCAGGTCGCCGGGATTCAGAACGTCGACCAAGCTCTCGCCATCGCTGAGCGCCAAGTTAAGAACTACCGCACGGCCCAGCAGCAACTCAACGAGGAGCAGGCTGTAGAGAGGCAGCAGCGCGGTGCACGGACGGTCGAGGAGAAGGCGGCTGCGGCAGAGGCTGCTACGCGCCTGCGACTGCGCAAGGAGGAGATCACTACAGAGAAGGAAAACCAGATCGCCGCTCACGAGACGAACATGATCTACCTTGAGCGCGACGTTCAACTGCGGAACATGATCCAGCAGCAGCAGCTAGGCCGCGCCGAAATCGAGAGGGAAACCGAACTCCTGAGTATGGCCTCGGGAGAGCGTGAGATTGCACTGGCCCGTCTGCGTGCTGAGAACGAACTCAAGAACATGGGCATCACGACATCAACGTCGTTGACGCAAGCCTATATTGCAGAGGCGGAGGCGTTGGCCCGCGCCAACCAAGCCCGAGCGGCCGGTAAGCTGCAGGGCGATCTCAACTTCGAGCGGGACCAGATGGGCCGCTCCGAGTTGGAGCAGGGCGTCGCATCTCGTCTGCGCGGCTCCGGCCTGCCACTCGATCACGCGATCGGTTCTCAGATCCGGTTCAACGAGCAACTCAAAATCGGCCGCGATCTGGCGATGGACTTCGGCAAGGGCTTCTCTCAGGACCTCATGCGGGGCGTAGAGGCCACCGAAGCTCTCACCAATGCGCTCGATCGCGTGGCGAGCAAGCTGATGGACATGGCGATGGACATGGCCATCTCCAGCCTCTTCAAGGGTATCACGGGCGGCCTTGGGATGGGCGCTGGTGCAGGCGGCGGTGGGCTGTTCAGCGGCATGGGCTTCGCGTCCCCCACTGCCAGGGCCCACACAGGCGGCATCGTTGGCAAGGAAGCCAGTTCTTGGGCGAACGTCCACCCGGCCTACTTCGACGATGCGCCTCGCTTCCATAGCGGTGGCATGATCGCTCCGAATGAAGTGCCGATCATAGCGCGCAAGGGCGAGGGCGTGTTTACGCCAGGGCAGATGGCCGCCATGGGCGGTGCCAACGTCACCATCAACCCCGTGATCGAGAACCACACCGACTCGAAAGTGACGACCGAGGTCACGCGCGGCCAGAACGGTGAAGTCAATATCAAGACGCTGATCCATCAAGCGGCCGCTGAAGGTGCAAGCCAGCCCGGCAATCCGCTCCACCGCGCCGTCCGCACCTTTGGCGGCGGCATGCCCCTGACGAGGCGCTGATGCCCGAAACATGGCCCTTATCACTGCCCGAGAAGTTCAACGAAGGCGACTACACAGAGAGCGTAGCGAACAACCTGCTGCGCAGTCAGATGGACTATGGGCCGGCGAAGATCCGGCGGCGGACATCGTCGAACCCGCGGCCGGTGTCTGGCACCATGCAGATGACGAGCGAGCAACTGGATGACCTGATCGCCTTCGTCGATACGACGACGTTGGGTGGATCGCTCCCGTTCATCTTCCCGGCGCAGCGTGGTTCCGGCACTTGGCTCGTGCGTTTCGGCAACGAGGGCTTGCCTACGTGGCGACCGAACGGATACATGGACGACGAGGTCGCTTGGACCGTCAGTCTTAAGTTGGAAGTCCTACCATAATGCCCCGCACGGTGTCCTTGAATTTCCGAGAGGCGATGCACTCCCAGGAAACTGGCGAGGTCCCGGCCGCTTTGCTCACCATCACGCACCCTGATCTTGCCGAGCCGATCCGTTTGTCGGGGGATCCAACCACTCGACTGACAACGGACCCTCTCATCTACGGCACGGTCAGCCGCAGCAATGAGTATCTCTTCATCCCGTTCCGCTTGGTCCTGCCCGACGACCATGACGAGACTGCGCCGCAAGCCTCGCTCGAGTTGAGCAATATCATGCGCGAGCATATCGCCATCATGCGCTCGATCGTCTTGCCTGCCTCGGTGATGATCGAGATCATCTTGGTGTCGGATCCCGACGAGGTCGAGATCACCTTCCCGGCCTTCGACCTGACGAAGGTGGACTACGACGCCAACGTGATGACGCTGTCGCTGTCGATGGATCCGCTCATCACCGAGCCCTTCCCCGGGCACAGCTTTGATCCCTCAGCCTTCCCTGGTCTTTTTGCTTGACCGAGTGGGATCGCTACGTAGGCCTAGAATACGCCCCTAAGGGCCGTGGGCCCCGGTACGACTGTTGGGGATTGATCGTGCTGGTCTACCGCGAATTAGCCGGTATTGAGCTTCCCAGCTTCGCTGAGGACTATACCACCGACGACGACCGCCACGAACTGAACGCCCTCATTGCCAATCAGCTAACGCCGTGGATAGAGATCCCTGCAGGGCAGGAACGGCGTCTCGATTGTGTATTGATGAGGGAAGGCCGCTGCGTCCGCCATATCGGCGTCGTGGTCAAACCGGGGTTAGTGCTTCATGTCTCGAAAGCCCAAGAAAGCACGATCGAAAGGTACCGCGACAGTGCGCTCCGGCGCTCCGTCGTCGGCTTCTATCGATACCGCCCCCTCCAAGGACCCGAAGGCCCAACCTGAAACTTTGCCCGCTCCTGCCCCACCTGAGGGCCGTAGCGGGCCTGTCCTTGAGATCATCCCGCCTCAGCAGAAGGACGTTCGCGTTGTCGGCTCGCCGCATCCGCTGCGCCTGACGCGCATCGATGACTATGTGCGCGCCGGTCTGAGCGTCGAAGAGATTGTCGAGGAGATCCAGAGGAAGCACGGGGTCACCACGATTGCCAATGAGTTGCGCGTCCACCTTGAGGGCGAGCAGATCACGAAGGAGAACTGGAAGAAGGTCAGGCTGAAGCCCGGAACGACGCTGACGTTCTATGCCGTGCCTGAGAAGAATGCGATGCGCTCGATCGGCATGATCGCCATCGCCATCGCCGCCATTGCCTTGCCGATGCTGGCCGCTCCGCTTTTCGCGGGCCTCGGCACGTTCGGTGCCGCCATCGCGACCGGCGTCCTCGGCGCCGCGATCTCGGTGGGCGGCATGATGATGATGAACGCCCTCTTCCCAGTGGCGAAGCCCAAGCTCGCCGAGGAGCAGGAGAAGGTCACACGGAATATCACGCATTCGATCGGAGGCGGCCGCAATGAGGCTGACCCGTTCGGGCCAATCCCTGTTGTCTTCGGGACGCATCGGTTCAGCCCCAAGTATGGCGCGCAGCCCTATACGGAATTGAACGGCGACGACCAGTATCTGCGCATGCTCTTCATCTGGGGTTATGGCCCCATGGACGTGGATCAGGTCAAGATCGGTGAGACGCTACTCAGTTCGTTCGATGAGGTCGATGTCCAGACCTACTTCGGCTACGACAGCGATCCGCAGCCAACTCTGTATCCGAGCGAGGTGATCCAAGAAGACCTCAACATCGAGTTGGTTGCCGAGAGCGAGTGGTTCACTCGGACGACCGCCACCAACGTCAACAGCATTTCGGTCGACTTTGCGGCCCCGCAGGGCATCTTTATCTACGACGACGAGAAGAAGGCTGAGCGCAACACGCTCGACGTCCAAGTCGAGATCCAATACCGCGCGGTCGGTGCTGGAAGCTGGTCGAGCCACGCCAACGTCAGCTTCAAGGAACGCACTCCAGACGTTCTTCGCCGCGGCCAGCGATGGGGCGTAACGCCCGGGCAATATGAGGTCCGCGTCCGCAACATCGGCGAGGAGTATAGTTCTGGCGTGAACCTCGCCAACACGATCGTCTGGACTGCGCTCCGCGGTTTCCGCTCAGGGAGCCCGATCCGCACGGCCAAGAAGGTTGCCTACACGGCCGTTCGCATCAAGGCCACGGGCCAGTTGAACGGCTCGGTCGACACACTCAATGGCATCGTGCAGGCTCGAGGCAAGTGTTTCAACGGGACCACGTGGGTCACTAACACCGAGAGCAGCAATCCTGCTGACTGCTTTGCGCAGTGTCTGCAGCACCCCGCCAACGTGAAGGCTCTGCCAGACGCGCTGATCGATTGGGATTCCCTGGAGGAGTGGTGGGCCTTCTGCAACACCGAGAACTTCCGCTTCAACATGGTGCAGGACTTTCGCTCTAGCGTGTATGAGACGCTGGTGGACATCGCGGCGTCAGGGCGGGCGGCACCGATCGTTCGTGACGGCAAGTGGGGCGTGGTCTGGGATGATGCGAGCGCACCTATTGTCCAGCACTTCACCCCTCGCAACAGCTGGGGCTTCTCTTCCACCCGTGCTTATCGAGCATATCCGCACGCTTGGCGCGTTCGATTTCTCAATGAGGATAAGGGCTACGTTCAGGACGAGCGTATCGTGTACGACGACGGTTACAACGCGAACAACTCGACACGGTTTGAGAGTATTGAGTTCCCCGGTGTCACTGACCCCGACCTGATCTGGAAGCACGGCCGCTATCACATCGCACAGGCGCGTCTCAGGCCGGAAACCTATACCCTCAGCGTCGACATGGAGCACCTGATGTGTACCCGTGGCGACCGGGTGCGGGTGACACATGACGTGCCGCTGTGGGGCCTGCAGTCCGCTAGAGTGACGGCTATCGCTGGCAATGACATCACCTTCGACGAGGTGATCTTCATGGATGCCGGGACGAGCTATTCGGTGCGGTTCCGCCTTGCCGATGGCTCCAGCCTGTTGCGGACGGTGGAGACGGTCGATGGCGAGACTGACACGCTGACCCTGACCGGAAGCGGTTCTCTGCCTGAGGTTGGCGACCTAGCCATGTTCGGTGAGACGAACAACGAAAGTGTTGTGTTGCGGGTTCTGACGATCCGGCCACAGCAGGATTTCAGTGCGCAACTCACCCTGGTCGACGACGCGCCTGAGATCTACGACGCCGACACCAGCGAGATTCCTCCATTCGATAGCAACGTCACTCAGCCGGTAGACCCGCTCACTCTGGGCCCGACCGATCTCAGAATCCGCGAGTCGATCTATCAAGAGGGCGGCGACTTCGTATCAGCCGTCAGGCTCTCATGGACGGTGATCCGTTTCGGGCGCACCACGGTGTTCGAAATCCAGATGAAGGACGAGACGGCACAAGGTGAGTGGCGCTCGGTTGGTAGCGTTCCGGCACCGATGACGTCCTACGAGATCCTCAACCTGCCGAGCGGCATCTATAGCTTCAGGGTTCGCTCGCTCTTCAACGACAACTCAAGTTCGTCATGGACGTCCCTGGAATCCGCAGACATTCTGGGCCTTCTGCAGCCGCCCGGTAACGTCACCAACTTCAACATCTCGGTCATCGGCGACCTGACGACACTGTCTTGGGACCCGGTAACGGCCGTCAACCTCAGCCACTACGAGATCCGCCATAGCACCTTGCTGGAGGATGTGACGTGGGGCTCTGCCTTGCCCGTGATCCTCCATGTTGAGGGCTCGATCGTGCAGGTCCCGACCAGGCCGGGCACGTATCTGATCAAGGCGATGACCGCGCAGGGCGTTTACTCGCTGAGCGCCGCCATCATCATCTCGACCATCGAGTCACTCGCTAACCTCAACATCGTCGAGCTTCTGGAGGAGGGGCCTGGCTTCCTTGGGGCTAAGGACGATGTAGAGCTATCATCCCTGATCCTGCGCCTCGCACCTGAGCCAGATTCATCAGAAGCTAACGTCGTCAAGCCGACCGGCATCTATACCTTCGCCCAAGAGATCGACCTTGGCGCGGTCTATACCAGCCGCGTCACGGCGCGCATCCTGGCGTCCGGTGAGACGACCACCAACGTCATGTCCGCTTGGGGTTCTCTCGCCGCGCTGCAGTCCCTTGAGGCCGCGGATCCCGATAACTGGGAAGTTACGATCCAATACCGTGCTACGGACGACAATCCTGAGTATGGTGCCAACCTGCTCCAGATGTCGGAGCAGTTGGATAATCTCACCTACTGGTTTCAGTGGAACCTCTCGACGACGCCTAACGCAACGAACGCGCCGGACGGAACGGCGACCGCAGACAAGCTAGTTGAGAACAACACGTCTAATGAGCACTCGCAGATTAGGGGGAATACCCTGCCTCGCTCTTGGGGTGGTTGTGCCTCAGGGTTCTTCAAGAAGGCTGAGCGCGATATCATTTCCATCTACGTCCGCGATGATACGGGCGGCGGCCCCAACGGCGGCTACTATGCCAGCTTCAATCTAACCACCGGAACAGTCATTGGCGGTGACGAGTGGACTTCGCCAGGAGTTTACGGAGGCGCAGGGATTACAGACTACGGAAACGGCTGGTATCGCTGCTGGGTCACGGGGAATTGCTATCCTGGCGGACCAGAGACGGCGAGTGGCATTGCGGTCTTGTATGTCTTAGGGGATATGACGGACGGCAACACCATCTATGCCGGGGACGGGACATCAGGGCTCTACGCATGGGGCATGCAATTCGAGCCTGTAGCCTCGCTCAGCAACGGGCCCAGCACCTATAAGCAGACAACAACTGCGATCATCGATCTTGCAGATTACACCCCGCCGACGTGGACCGACTGGATCAATCTCGTGGTCGGCGACATCAAGGCTCGAGCCCTACAGTTCCGTGCCATCCTTGAAGGCCTCGTCGCCGACCCGACTGCGTCTCCTCCGTATGCGGTGACCACGCCAGCCATCACGGGCTTGGCGGTGGAGATCGACATGCCTGACCGCATCGACTCCGTGAAGGACCTCGTGGTGCCTACTACCGGGCTGCGGGTCGCCTTCACGCCGCCATTCAAGACGTTGAAGAGCGTCACGTTCGGTCACCAAGATCTTGCCCCCGGTGATCGTGCGGACGTCACCAACAAGGATGAGACTGGCTTCGACATCCAATTCTTCAACAGCGTCGGCGGCACGATCGAGCGCACGACAGACGTCAACGCCGTTGGCTACGGCATAGAGGATTAGACATGCTCAAGAGACTGCTACTCGCCTTCGCCACTGCGCTCGGCCTTTCGGGACCGGCACCGGCCTCGCAATACGACTTCGGGACGATCGTCCCTGAGACGACGACGGGCACCCAGCTAGCGTCGCACCTGAATGCGTGGCGCACGGCCCTCAACACACTTCATGCGGGCTCAAGCCGACCTGCCTATGCGGCGGCCGGTACGCTGTGGCTCGACACGTCCGGCTCTCCGTGGCTGCTGAAGGTGTACGGCGGCAGTGCCGACGTTACGCTTGGCCCCATTGATGACGCCGTGTTGGCGGGTCGTTTGCGCGTCGGCTCTGCGCGTCCGACCTATGCCGCGACCGGCACCCTGTGGGTCAACACGAGCTCGGGCTCTCCCGTCCTTACCTACTACAACGGCACGACCGACATCGCGATGGGGCCCATTGCCAGCCAAAGCATGGGCGTTGCACCGGGCGTCGAAGCACCATTCGCAGGGCCCTTCGCACCGACTGGATGGCTGCTCGAGTATGGACAAGCTGTCAGCCGCACAACCTATGCGGCCCTGCTTGACGCCATTGCGCCGTCCTTCGCTTGCACGACAACCTCGGGGAACGCCGGCGTCACGGTCGGCACCAACTTCGTCGGAACTGGAATCGTCACTTCGAAGATTGAGGGACCCGGTATCGCGCCCGGCGCCACAGTCACTAACATCAACGACGCGACTGGCCTGACGATAAGTGCCGGGGCCGGTGGTGGCTTCGGGGATGGCACCTGTCGGGTCTTTCCCCACGGCAACGGTGATGGATCGTCAACTTTTAACGTCCCGGATCGCCGAGGCCGAGCGGTCGCCGGGCGCGATGGCATGGGCGGAACGGATGCGGGGCGACTTCAGGTTTATTTCGGCGACAATCTAGGCGCTGCTGGCGGCGATGAGAGCATCCTTCTCGCCACGGGTCAGATGCCGTCGCACAACCATGGCGGCGCGATCGGCAGTGGTGCGGCGGCGTCTAACGGCGACCACAACCACACCTTCACTCGATATAACGAGACTCTGACTGTCGACGCTGACGATGGTGGTGGTTCGGTTAGTTCGGTCTGGCGCAGCACAACGAGCGCCACGGGTAGCACCACTGGTGCTCACACCCATACCGTCACTGGCACCATCTCTTCCCAAGGCGGTGGAACCGCGACGCCGCTGATGCAGCCGACCGGCATATCGAATTACATCATCAAGCATTGAGGGTCGTGCTATGAGCCTCTTCCATACTATCTTTGGTGGCATTCTGTCCTTCATGGACGGGATAGTGGCGGAACTCAGACGCCAGTTAAAGGAGAAGGAGATCGAAATGGCATCAATCAGAGAAGCCCTGCAGAAGATGCGCGAGGAAGTCGCCCAGACGCGCGGCATCATCGCATCGCTGCGCAAGGAGCGCGAGAGCCTGATCGCCCTGGTCGAAGAGCACAAGAACAATGCAGATGAGTTGCAGAAGGTGCTCGACGAGTTCACTGCGATGAACGACGAGTTCGACGAGGCCGTGGTCGAGAACCCTGAAGAGGGTGAGGTCGTGGTTGACCCGGGTGAGCCCGGTGATGCTGGCGAGGGTGGCGATCCTGCCTTCGATCCGTCTGGCAATCGCGCCAGCGGACCCAAGGCGGCCGCGAAGAAGAGGCGCTAAGCCATGAACTACCGTGCATCCACTTCGATCAAGATCTTCATGGGCCAGTGTGAGGCGATCACGCTTGGCCCGTATCAGGATGGGACCCACCTATCCATTGGGCTTGGGCACAACAATCCCAAGCTGAAGAAGTCGAAGCGGATCACGGTGCCGGAGGCCTTCAGACTGTTCGCGGAGGACCTGATCCCCCGCGAACAGCGCGTCAATTCGCTGCTCAAGCGCGAGGTGCCGCAGCATGTGTTCGATGCGCTGCTGTCGCTGCACTACCAGAGCGGTAATCGATACATGCCAGCCGTCGTGCACCTCGTGAACTACGACGAGATGGAAGTGCTGAAGGTCATGTATCCGCAGTGTGCCTACAGTGCACCGAAGGAAGTCGACGGTGTGCGGGTCCCCGGCGAGTGGCGCGAGGGGCTGCACAATCGCCGCAAGGACGAACTTGAGATCTTACTCAACGGAAACTATGGCGACCTCACCGAGCCCCTGAAGCTCTGGCGCGGGCCTCCCGTTGGCAAGCCGGAGATGTATACCCTCCAACCAGGGGACATTGAGTGATGGCCGAGAACCTCAAGCTAATCCAGCAGGCCCTGAAGGCTCTGGGGCACGATCCTGGGCCGATCGATGGCGTCATGGGCAAGTCCACGCGGCTTGCCATCCGTGGCTTCCAGAAGGAGCGGGGCCTCGCTGTAGACGGCATCGTGGGCCCGGTGACCTTGGGGGCGCTCATGGCGTCCAAGGGATGGCCGAAGGGCGCTCCCCTAGCGGCCGACACCTTCTCGCCGCCTACGCCTCCCCCAAGGCCGGGAAAGAGGCCTGTGCATACGCTGGTCTGGCACTGCACCGCGACGCCCGAGGGGCGCGAGTTCACTCGAGCCCAGATCAAAGCCATGCACCTCGCACGCGGCTTCGCCGATATCGGCTACCATTGGCTCATCCACCTCGACGGTAGCGTGTCCGAAGGCCGATCCGAGGATGTAGACGGTGCACACGTCGCCAGTTTCAACAAGAACACGATCGGTGCCTCGTACGTCGGCGGCGTCGACAAAGCCGGAAAAGCAAAAGACACGCGCACGGCGGCGCAGAAGAAGACCATGCTCCGCATGACTAAGGAGATCATCGCTCGCTACCGGCGCACGATGCGGCAGGTCACCGGTCATCGGGACCTGTCTCCTGACAAGGACAAGGATGGTGTGGTAGAACCATTTGAGTGGCTAAAAGTATGCCCGTGCTTCTCGGTGGGCCCTGAGTATGGCTACCTCCTGAAGGCTCCAGCCAAGAGGAGAGCAAAGAGAGCGGCTAAGCGTTTGGCAAGAACTCGCCGTGATGATTGCTAGCTGCGGCATCGTAGGCTTGCTTAGCCTCTTCAATCGTCTGAAAGGAACCTAGATAGACTCGCTCTTTATTCACGACGATCTTGGCGATGATAGCGCCTCCAACGCGGTAGACGCCTCTCGGGAGATCGTGGTGCCTAATCCGGCGACCATGTCGGTTGACGCAATTTTGAGAGCGAGTGGCTTCGCGCAGGTTGCCCCACCGGTTGTTATCGCGCTGTCTGTCTCGGTGGTCGACCTCTTTCGGGAGGTAGCCCTCCATCCACAGGAAGGCCAAGTGAGAAGCCATATAAACTCGATTGTCGACTTGGATCTGCCGTGCTCCGTCGAGGTTGAGGGAGCCAGCTTCCCATCCGATCCTGCTGCCTTTCTTCCATGTGAAGATGCCGGTAGCCGGGTCGTAATCGAGGCGGTCGCGGAGGCGTTCTTGGGTCAGAATCATAAGGGAATGCTACACGCGCGGCCCCTCAAATCAACCGGAGAAAATTAGCATGGACCGACTTCGATCAGTGAATCCCGAGCAGATGGGCGCGATTATTCGCACCCTGTTTCAGATGCTCGGCGCCGCGCTCGGCATGTATGGCATCATGACCGAGGAGAACTGGCTCACGCTCAGCGGGCCGGCCGTCAGTTTCCTCATCTTGGGGTGGGGCATCTGGGCCAGGTCTGACACGCAACTGCTCATCTCGGCCGCGAACGTGCCCGGCACGAAGGCTGTGATCGTAGAACCCGAGACGGCTAGCGCAATTCCGAACGCTAAGGTAGCGTCTGCCGCGTCGTACGGCTCAGGTGGGTCGAACTTCGCATAGGAGGCGACAATGACCAGAGGCAAGATGATAACCGACAGCTTGATCCTGCTGTCCGTAGCTGCCGTGCTCGTTCTCGGCGGCTGTGTGTCCAGTGGCACCAACGGTGGCGCGGTGGTGGTTGCGCCCACGCCGGTCGTCACGCCGCCGATGACGAAGGCTCAAGAACTGATCATCGACATCCGTGAGTATGCCGAGCTCGGGTGCAAGTTCGTGCCTGCAGCCACGTTCCTGACGAACCTGCTCGGTCAGTCAGGCGGCGTCTTCAACACCGCGCAGGAATACGCCGATGCGATCTGCGACGTGGTGAAGGGCCGTGCATCCCGTCGACGTGGCGCAGGCGCTGTCTACGGTTACGTCAACGGCGTTCCGATCCAGGGCGTCTTCGTACGCTGATGACCAGCCGCCAACTCTTGGATTGGCTGCAGAAACAGGAGGAGCACATGCCCTCACGCTCGAAAAAGCAGGCCCGCACGATGGCGGCTGCTGCACATGATCCGAAGTTCGCGAAGAAGGTTGGGATCCCGTCCAAAGTGGCGAAGGATTTCAACCGAGAGGACACCGGGACCAAGAAGCTGAGCCAAGCGATGAAGGGCTCGAAGAAGCGGTCCTCCAAGAAAGCGGCTAAGAAGCGCCGATGAACTGCAGGAGGCTATGGCGGAACCACGGTCTGTCCATAGCCTCCGCCGCATTCACAGGGGTGTGCTGGGCCATCGGCCCTTTCATTGAACCGCCCCGCCTCTACGACTTTGTGATGAACTTGGGCCACGCTTCGTTCAGCGTGGTCTTGCTTTATGGGTTCGCGGCGTATCTGCGCGAGACGAACAAGCCGGAGGATTAGATGACGCGACCATTCAGCAACGGCAAGCTCGGGGGCTGGCGTCCTGGCATCCGCGACACCGCCAACGAACAGAAGAT